TGTTTTCCGCACTTACACAATTGCATTAAAGAATGCAAACATGTTCAACTACAGTTTTGATGGTAAGGCTGACAGCGAGTTTGTTCTACCTGGCACATCAATCAAAGTTGTTGCAGTTGCAGGCTTGAATGGCACTAGCAAGATCTATGCAATGCGTATTTCTAACATGTTCTTAGGAACTGATCTTTTAGATGAGGAAACTAAGTTCAGCATCAAATATGCTGAGGAGGCTGATCAAATCCGTTTTGTAGCGAAATTCAAAATGGGTGTTCAATTCGCTTTCCCTGAGGAAATCGTTAAGTTCACTGTATAAATTCTACAGGGCAGGGATTAAGTTTCCTGCCCTATTTTAAAAAATAATAAATAATTCATAACATGGCATGTGCATTAACACAGGGATATACTTTAGACTGTAAGGATAGTATAGGTGGCATCAAGGCTGTATGGTTTATTGCAACAGGTGATGTTTCATCTGTAGCAGAGGCATCAGGAGTGGTGACAGCTATCACTAAGGCATCAGGCAAAGTATTCTATAAATACCAGCTTGTTAAGAATAGCAGTTCATTAACTGAAAACGTAAACGCAAACGTACAAAACGGCACTGTGTTTTATGCTCAGGAATTAGCAATTGTTCTAAACAAGATGCAAGCAAATACAAGAAACGAAATCTTGTTATTGGCTAAAAACAATTTGATGGCTGTAGTTGAAGATGCAAACGGCAAATACTGGTTACTAGGCAAACAAAATGGCTTAGACCTTTCTGCTGGATCATCTGCAACAGGTACTGCACAGGCAGACCGTAATGGCTACACATTGACATTCAGTGGTGGTGAGAAAGAATTAGCACCTGAGGTGACTAGTGGCATCATTGCTGGATTGACAGCATAGGCTTTCGTGGTTTTCAATAGTAGGTAGTCGGCCAGTCTCTATTCAGGGGCTGGCTTTTTTTTGTGGTAAAACATACGGCAAAAGCTATTTAACAATATGATATACCTGACAAAAGGCCAAACCAGTAGTGTGATCCTGACTTTGAAAGAAAAGCAGACATTGGCTGCACCAAATTACTTATTCTATTTTGTTAATAGAACTAGCAATGAGGTGGTGAAGTTTGTGAAGTTGAACAATACTGACATATCTACACACAAAGACAGATACAATAAATTCAGTATTGATGCCCAGCATGAGATCCACAATAAGCTGGCAGGTGAATGGACATACTACATCTATGAGCAAACTAGCCAACACAATACAAATCCTGCCCAGGCCACTAGTCTTTTGGAGACTGGCATTTTGAGGCTAGATGACAATAGCAATTTTGCATTCACCGAATATGACACAGATAATACATTTAAAGTAAGAGAATGAAACTAACAGACAATATGTTCATGCTGACCTTTGCTGAGGCAAAGCAGCCTGAGTTTATGGAAAAAAGAGGTGCAGGCTACATTGAATTTGGTAACAACAATGACTATCCCAGCTACCTTTTAGAAATGTACAATAAAAGTGCAAAGCACAATGCTATTGTAAGGGGCAAAGTAAACTACATCACTGGCAATGGATGGGCTACCAAAGAGGCTGATCCTGCTGCTGAGATGTTCATCAAAAAGGCCAATGACTATGAGAATCTGAATGATTTGACTAGAAAGGTGTCTATTGACATTGAGGTGTTTGGTGGTGCATACCTGGAGGTGATTTGGAGTGAGGTGGGTGGCATGCTTACAACTGTCAATCATATTGATTATACAAAGATCAGATCTAACAAAGACAATACATCATTTTGGTACAAACAAGACTGGAAAGACAGCAGAGAAAAGCCAATTGAAATAGCTGCATTTAACACACAGGTAAGACAGGGCAAACAGATCCTGTACATTAAAGAATACAGACCAGGGATGGACACCTATTCACTGCCTGGCTACATGGGTGCATTGAATTACATCCTGAGTGATATTGAGGTTTCAAAGCATGTTTTGGGCAATGCTCAGACAGGGTTTTCTGCCAGTAAACTTATCACACTACCAAATGGTGAGCCTAGCAATGAGGAAAAGGGCAACATTGAAAAGCGTTTTGAAAAGCGTTTCACTGGGGCTGATGGCAAAAAGTTCATTTTAAACTTTGTTACTGGTGCAGACAGAAAGGCTATTGTTGAGGATCTAGGCACATCAGATCTGACCAAAGAGGATTTTAGCAGGGTTGATTCTATGATCCAGCAAAACATCTTTGCAGGTCATCAGATCACTACACCATCATTGTTTGGTATTAGTGAGCCTGGAAAGATGGGAACTAGAACTGAGATGAGGGATGGATATGAGATCTTCAAATCTACATACTGCAATGACAAACAGCAATTTTTGGAAAGTGTGTTCAACATGTTGGCCAGGTTAAAGGGTGCAACACAGGACATGTACATCCAGCCAGTTGAGCCAATTGGCTTTGAGTTCAGTGAAAACATTATTGCCCAGGTAGCACCTAAAGAGTGGATTTTGGAAAAGATGGGCATTGATCCTACTAAATACGGCATGCCTACTGATCCAGTAGAACAGCAGCAGGCTGCATCTGTTAATGAGCATTTAAAGGGGCTTAAAGGCAGGGAATGGCAGAACATGCAAAGAATCATCAGAGAGTTCACAAAGGGCAAAATCACCAGGGATCAGGCCACAGCAATGCTGAAAGGTGGGTATGCTTTATCAGATGATGAGATCAATACCTGGTTAGGATCTGATGAGGAAAGTGCAGCATTTAGCAAACAGATGTTCAGTGAGGATGAGGTGTTGAGTGTCTTTGCCCAGTTCGGTGAGGATGCAGACAACTATGCTATTTTAAAAAAAAAGAATGTAGGATTTAAGTCTGTTGAACTGTTGGGTGATGATGAGATCATGATGATGGAATTTAAGGATGTGATCCTTAGTGAGATTGAAAAAAATGTGATTGATCTAGTTACTAAAGATAAGAGGATCACACCTGAGGTGATTGCTAAGGTCACAAAGACTGATCTAATAATCATCAATGAGGTGATGAAAAAACTAGTGGAGAATGGCATACTTAGAGCAAAGGTGGTAGGTGGTACAATTGAAAGGGAGGCAAAAGAGCCACTGAGTAAACTGACACCAGGTGAGCCTGCACAGACTACCAGTTTCAAATTGATGTACAAATATGACTGGGACTATAGGAAACTAGCAGCAGAGGGTGCAAAAGCCAATTCAGCCACATCTAGGTCATTCTGTAAAAAGTTAATGGCTATGAATAAGCTGTACAGCAGATCAGACATTCAACAGCTTAGTGAGAGACTGGGCTACAGTGTGTTTGATCGGAGAGGTGGCTGGTGGACAATGCCAAATGGTGAGCATAGCCCTAGCTGTAGACACACATGGGTGAGTAATGTTGTAATAAAAAAAGATAAATAAGATGAGCAGAAATACACTTTTTATTTCGGTTAAAACTATAAAAGAAAGGACAGGGCTGCATGCCAATGTGGATGAGAAACTGATCCTGCCTGAGATCCTGACAGCACAGGACATGTACATATTGCCAGCACTAGGCACAGGCTTGTACAACAGATTGCAGGATGGCATTGATGCAGGAAACCTGACAGCTGATGAATCAGATCTGCTAGACACCTACATCACAAACTGCCTGGTGTACTATGTGATGAGTGAACTGCCAATGGGACTGTCATATCAATTCTACAATAAAGGTGTGGTGAGAAAAAGCAGTGACAATACTGATCTGCCATCTGCACAGGACATGATTGATGTGGCCAACAGGTACAGATCCAGGGCTGAATTTTACGGCCAAAGACTGGTGAAGTATTTGAAACAGGTAGCAACTACTGTGAAATTTCCTTTATACAACAGCCCAGGAATAGGTGTAGACATCATCAAACCTGAGAGAGATTCATACACAACTACTATTTGGTTGGGTGATGACTACTGCTGTAAAGATCCAAAGAACTTAGACAACTGGCTAAAAGACACAAACCAATGCTGTGATGGCGAATAAAACATATTCAAAAAAGAATCAGGAGAAACTAAAAATCTACCTGGAGAAAAAATTTAAAAATGGCAGCAAGAACACTGACACTAAATCAAGTGGTGCAACAAATCAAAGCAATAGCAGAGGCACACGAGCAAATTAATACTGTTTATTACGGTGACTTTGATGAGTTTTTGGGTGAGAGTGCAGACAATGTATATCCTGCCATGTACTTTGATTCAACCAATGCCAGCATCACTACCAGGACACTTGCACTGAATTTCAGTCTGTATTTCTTTGACAGAATGCTGCCTGAGAAAATCAATGAGACAGAGGCAGTGAGTGACATGCTAAGTGTGGCACAGGACATCATTGCACAGTTGCTGTATGAGGAATTTGAGTTTGAGATGCAGGACAATGTGCAGCTGACATTTATCACAGAGGACACACCTGACAATCTAGTGGCTGTAAAGGCTGACATCAGCTTGCAGCTACCATACACAGCTGACAGATGTCAAGTGCCAACAAACTACCAATATCCTAGCTAAAGCTATTTATCAGTATGGCAAATAAGAAAATATCAGAATTAGAATCCAGGGCATCCCTTAGTCTCAGTGACCTGATGGCTGTGGGTGATCCCAGCACTGGATATTTATATAAGACTACCATCAGTGATCTGAAAACTTTGACAGGTGCTGGGGTGGTTTCTTTCAATGGCAGATTTGGCACAGTCAATCCTGCTGAGGGTGACTATACATTGACACAACTGGGTGATGTGATTATCACTAGCCCTAGCAATGGCCAGGTGCTAAAGTACAACGGATCAAACTGGGTGAATGCAACAGAGGTGTCAGAGGCTGATACTTTGGACACAGTTACAGGCAGAGGCAATACAACTGCCAACAGCATCACAGTAGGATCTGTGACAGCTGCTGGCCTTTCAAACTTACTAGGACAGATTAGGACATTTGTAACTACAGGCAACATCTACATGGGTGCAAACCCAGGATCTGCAACTGATGCAGGATTCAAATTGGATGTATTAGGCACAACCAGGTTGAACGGCAATACTACTGTCACAGGTGTATTGACAGGATCGGACACAATCAGATCTACAAATGGCACTGTGACTGTATCAATAAGCTATGGATCAACTGCTGGTATTATAGGCACTACATCAAACCACAGTTTGGAAATAAGAACAAACAATACATACAGAGTTGGTGTAAGCACAGCAGGTGTGGTGAATATTGCAAATTTGATTGGCACAGGATCTAGGATTGTTGTTGCTGATTCAGCAGGCAATCTGAGTGCAACAACTGCAATAGGTGACTTTGTTACTATAAACACTACACAAACCATCACAGGTGCAAAGACATTCAATAATTTAACCACATTCAATCAAAACATTGTTGGTGGAATCATCAAACTAAGTCAGGGAGTATTGCTGTCAAAATCAGCAGCTGTTGGAACTGATGCTGGTTACTTATCATTGATTGCAACATCAGCAACTGGGTTGAATTATATCAACATTGCAGACGGTGATGCACCATCAAACACACAAAGATTTGCCATCCCAAACACTGGCACTTACACTTACACATTGCCAGGTGCATCAGGCACACTAGCATTGACATCAGACATCCCATCTGTGGCAGGTGTTTACTTACCACTATCAGGTGGCACATTGACTGGTGCGTTGAATGGCACTAGTGCAAGTTTCAGTTCTAATTTTTATGTAAGCGGAGGAACAAATACAAATGTTGGAAATGGCATTCATGCTTATTATGAATCTAACTATGCACAAATACAATTGAATGGTGACAGTGCAGCAGGTAGTTTGATTGATTTTTCAACAAGTGGAACTGACTATAAAGGGCGAATTGTTTACAGAAATGCTACTAATCAATTTGAATTTAATACAAACGGGAATGGCACTCCTGTTTTGACATTAGCATCAGGTGGTGCTGCAACATTTAGCAGCACTGTGACCACAGGCGGTGATGTAACAATCCCCAATGGTAGCTACTACTATGCAAAAAGACAATCAGGTGGAGCATCTATAAATGTTTTAGGATTTGCATCAGGCAGTGATACACTAATAATAAAAGGTGGTACAAGTGGATCAGGTGTGTCAATACAGTTTCAAGACACAGGTGGAAATATAGCAGCATTTAACAATGGAAATTTTGGGATAAATACTACAAACCCAAATGGTAGATTACACGTAGAAACATCTTCAGGATCTACTTTATTAAGATTGTCAGCATCAGCCGTAAATACAAAATATCTATATACACTTACAGGAGGTGCAGATGATGCTTTTACATTATCAAGAGACCATACAAGTGCTGGAGGTTTAGATATAATGACCTGGACTTATTCTGGAAAAGTTGGAATCGGTACTACAAGCCCGACTGAACTATTCCATTTATATACAGCATTTGCAGGATCATCAGGTGTTGGTACTATAATGAAATTTGAATCAGCAGGTGCAGGTGGTGACCAGGCATGGATTGGAGTGAACAAAGGCACTGGGAATGGTTTGACATTTTCAGTAGAAAATAGAGATATAATTTTCAGAACTGGTGCAACTACTGCATTTGGTGGCAGCGAGAAACTAAGAATAACATCAGGTGGTGATATTATAGTTAATTATTCAGTTGCAAATGATTCAGGAAGTAGAGTAATCAATATACAAGGATCTCGTTCTGCTACCAATGTTGATATTTCTAGTTTATATCTTACTCAAATTTGGAATGGTACTGCATATCCTGTAATACTTGCAGCACAGCAAGATTTAAGTTATGGTAATGCATCAGGAATTTTCGTACTTAAAACATCATACTGGAATGGTAGTTCTGTTTCAACAGGTGAGAGATTAAGGGTTACAGCTGAGGGGAATTTATTAGTAAATACAACGAGTAATTCAGGATTTAAAGTTGATGTGAATGGCACAGGTAGATTTACTGGTGATGTAAAAGTTAAGACCTTAGAAGTGACAAACGTGGGTACAGATGCAACATCAAGTGGTGTATCTACTTACATGAGAATAACAGTAAACGGACAAAATTATTTGATACCATTGCATGGTACACCTTAAAAACAATAAAATGGCAATACAATACAACTGGATCATCAGTGCAATGGACACAGCACCACAGGATGGTGAACTTTTAGATGTAGTGAAAACAATTCACTGGAGGTATGCAGGCACAGATGGTGACATCTATGCTGACACCTATGGTGCAATGGCATGTGCTACACCATCAGAAACAGACTTTACAGCCTATCCTGATTTGACAGAGGATCAAGTGATCAGCTGGCTAGAGGCAGGGCTGGATGTTGAGGCATTGCAGGCAAATGTTGCTGCAAAGATTGCAGACATTAAGAATCCACCAATAGTGAATCTACCACTGCCCTGGGCAGAATAACAAACCAGGTGTGTGATGATGCACACCACAAATAAGACGGAATGACAAAGACAATCAGTGCAGTCAGCACCTGGAAAGATGGTGCAGCTGTGACAGCCACAAAGCTGTTTTTAAAATGCATAGATGATGACCTGGATGCCCAGGCAGTTTATTACTATGAACTGTGGACATCAGGAAATGTAAAGGTAGCGGATGGCAACCTGACCATGTCAGAATCTGACTACACATCCAGGACAGGCAACACATACACATGGAGTTGGGCTGCTGGTGAATTAGGGCTGACACTTACATGATAAAAAATAGCTGAAAAGCTATATATTAAAAACACGAAAAGCAATGAAATTAAAACTACATGAGGTAGTGGCACTACACTACGAATTGAACGGAATCACAAAGCAAAAAGCAGACGGATCAAATGAGATCATCAGTCATGGTTTGTTGAAACAAAAGACAAACATGAAAACAAAGCTGTATTTGCAAAGGCTGAATGCCATTGTAGGTGATGAGTTCAAACTTTATTCTGAGGCTGAACAGGAACTATTCAAAAAGTACGGTGAGGAAAAAGACGGAATGATCACTGTGTCAAAAGAAAAATGGCCTGAATTGCAGAAAGAAAAAGAGGAACTATTGACAGCTGAAAAGGACATTGATGTTGTGAATTTGTGGTCAGGTGAAATCACCATTGACACAATAGGCAACATTGAGACTGATGAGATCTATCCAGTATTTTTAAAATTGATTGATAGTAAGTAAACATGACAAGTATTGCGGTTTTTTTAGCAGGCCAGGCCATAGCCATCATCATTGGATTGATAGGCATCTATGTAAAAGTTAGTTTGAAATTAAAAGAACTAGAGGTCAGGGTGAGCATGGTTGAAAAGAATGAGGACAGTATTGCTAAAAAGCTGGACAATATTATTGAGACTATCAACAAGCTGGCAATATCCATGCAAAACAAACAAGACAGAGAATGAGGTTGATCATATTGGCTTTGCTGTTCACATCATGTTCATTGGTGCAAAAAGCTACCAATAAGCAAATCAAAGACAGTTCAGCTGTGGCAATAGATCAGTCAAGTCAGTTTGTTAAGTCAGACAGTACAGCAAACACATCTACAAAAGAAATAGATACTACAGACCTGGTGGTGGTGTTAAAAGACACTGCCACTGGGATTTTTATTTTAAAGGGTGACAGTGTGAGCATACCTGCCCAGGCCATCAAAGAAATCCGCTATAAACGAAATAAACGAAAGGACAAACAGGAATCAACCAGCATCACCAAAGATGTGGCCATCCTGAATGACAAAAAGCAATCTGTCACAGTTTCTGAAAAGAAAGTGACAAAGACTGTAGAAAAGAAAAAGATCAGCTGGCTTTGGATCATTGTGTTAATAGCTGGCTTTGTGCTATATATATCCAGGAAAAGGATATATGAAATTCTTAAAAAACTTACTATCGGATGATGGGCTGGTGAGTAGCAAGCGGTTTGCTGGCATCACTGCTTTCATCAATGCTATTGTGATGGGCTACATGCCTAACACAAAGCAGTTTGTATTTGAGGGGTTTCTACTTTATTCAGCTGCTGTATTTGGAGTGACTGCATTTGAAAAATTTAAAAAAGATGAAAGACCAAAAGACACTGGAGAGGATTCAGCTACTGCACCCAAAATTGAGGGATGAGGCACTGGAACTTTATGATGAGATCCTGGCATCACTTACAGGTAGTGCCATTTGCCGTTTTGCGTACACCCTGAGGACTTTTGCAGAACAGGATGCACTATTTGCCCAGGGCAGATCAAAGCCTGGTAAAGTGGTCACAAATGCCAAAGGTGGGCAGTCTTATCACAACTATGGCCTGGCCATTGACATTGTGCTGATCCTGGACAAAGACAAAAATGGAACTTTTGAAACAGCATCATGGGATGTCAAATCAGACTTTGATGGTGATAAGAAAGCAGACTGGATGGAGGTAGTGCAGATCTTTAAGAGATACGGATTTGAGTGGGGTGGTGACTGGAAATTTTTGGATCTGCCACATTTTCAAAAAACCTTTGGGAAATCTATATATGAATTGAAAAGCCTGCATGCTGCTGGGAAAGTAGACAAAAATGGTTTTGTGCTGATATAGTGGTCACAGAGTGACATTTATTTGAAATCCAATACCTATGAAACACCCAAAGAAAGATACTGCCCAGCAGTATCATGACCGCTTTGCAGACACACCAACCCTGACACTAGCCAGGAAAATCTACAAAGAAAACAATCTACTGTACAAAGACATAGAGGATGCTAGACAGTCATTGAGATATGTCAGAGGGCAGGTCGGTGATTACAAACGCAAATTCACTGGACACAAAAAAGAGGATTTAAAATACAATTACAATCCGTATAAATTACCTGAAAGCAGTGCAGAGGAAAGAAAGCCATTTGTCCTGCCAACAGCCTGCAACAATATTCTGCTGATCTCAGATCTGCACATTCCCTATCATGACATTGCAGCCACTACAGCTGCATTCCAGTATGGCCAGGAAAACAATGTGAACACCATTTTCATCAATGGTGATCTGATGGACTTTTGTCAGATTAGTAGATTTGAAAAGAATCCTGCAAAGAGGTCAGTCAAATATGAACTGGACACAGCAAAGGTGATGCTGGATGCTATGAGAGAGGCATTTCCTACACAACAGATCTATTTCCTAAAAGGCAACCATGACATCAGACTGGAATTGTATCTGAGGGTGAAAGCACCTGAGATCCTGGACATGGATGAGTTTAAGATGGAAAGCCTGCTGAATTTCAACAAATACAAGATCACCAGCATTGAGGACAATGTCCTGGTGAAAGCTGGTCACCTATCAATCACACATGGACACCATGTGATGAGAGGCTTTTTTGCACCAGTGAACAGTGCCAGGGGTTTATATACCAAAGCAAAGCAATCAACAATCATTGGGCATGTACACAAAGTGAGTGAGCATACAGAGACAAACATGGATGGTGACATGACAACCACATGGTCTACAGGATGCCTGTGTGAACTGAAACCTGACTACAGCCCACTGGTGAGCAACTACAGTCATGGCTTTGCACACATCAAAGTGCATGCAGACAAATCCTATTCAGTAAGCAACAAAAGGATCTACAATGGCCAAATCCTGTAAAGCATCTGACATCCAGGTGGGTGGTGGTCATTATGCTAAATATAAGATCCAGCCTACAGAGTTCATACATAAAAACAATGTGCCATTCATAGAGGGCAACATCATAAAGTATGTGATGAGACACAGAGAAAAGAATGGAGTTGAGGATCTGAAAAAAGCCAAACACTACATTGATCTACTAATACAATTTGAATATGAAAATGCCTAAAGGATTTAATAAGATGCCAGTCATGGATCAGGAATCATGGCTGGTGCAGAAACTACAGGATGTGCATTCTTTGGAAAGCCAACTGAGAAAAATGCTGGCAGCTGTCAGAGGTGGTCAGAGGGTGAACATTCCCGAAATAGACAGGCCTGATGAGGCTATCCTAAAAGATATTTAATTATGGACTTTGTTGAACATGTCAAAAATACCTGCAAGACATTCAATGTCCAGTGCAAGCTAAAGAATACAAAGTATCTGAAACTAGATGCCACAAACAGATGTTCAGGATATTTTGATGAATCTGTGCCTGTGTTGGCCTGTGCTATGAACAGACCTGATTCCTTTGAGATCCTGGTGCATGAATTTGCTCACTTTACACAATGGGCTGAACAATGTACAGCCTGGACAAATGCCATGAATGCAGGGGCATATGACAGATTCAATGCTATGCTAGAGGGTAAGAAGGTCAGAAACCTGTCACACTATCTAGGACTGTGCAGGGATTTAGAACTGGACAATGAAATCAGGTCAGTGTCATTGATCAACAAATTCAAACTACCTATTGACAAAAAGCAGTACATCAAAAAGGCAAACACATACATCTATTTCTATAATTGGATGATGATCAGCAAAAGATGGTGCAAGTCAAACAACAGCCCATACAACAATAAAAGGCTGATGGATGTGATGCCTAGCCATTTTAAAAATGACTACACTGTGCTACCTAGTCACATTGAACAGATATTCAGAGAGGAAAAAATTTAGTTGTTTTCATAGATTCGGTTAAATACGGCCTGCCATTTTCATGGTGGGCTTTTTTACGTTTATACGTTACCGTTAAAATAAATTTGGCAGTATAACATAGTTTACTATCTTTGTGTTCTAAACCTACAAACTATGAAAAACAAAACCATCCAGGCAATCATTGCCGTATCAGCTGCATTTTACCTTTTGTCTTTACTGCAAGATCCTTTCTGCAAATAAACTACAGCCCATGAAAACAGCAATGCAGGAATTGATTGATGTATTAGACATCAATGAAACCAACTTCATTTCCAGGATTGATGATAAAATAACTATAGCTTATCACAATGTGATAAAAAAGACTGTTGCAAGTTTTCTTGAAAAAGAAAATCAGCAAATGATTGCTCTAGTTCAAAGTTTAAAAGACTATACACATGAATCACATTCTATACTAGGTCATGATGAAAGAGAGGCTGCTGAATTTGTTGAAATATTTATTAACCAACCCTAAAAAACCAATAACCTATGGCCGAATTTATCAGACTGGCACAGATGCCAAAAGGCAAGACAAGCAAAACCCTATCCATTAGGGAAAAGGAATACATTGATGAGAGTTACAAGTATGAGCCAGTGCAAAGGATGTCTCAGATCCTGGGCATCACCTACACAGATGTTGATGTCTATTGCAGGGTGAAAGGCTATGAGCCATCAAAAAAAGTAAGATCAAAGCCTAAAAAGTTGCCAAAAAGTGAGACATTTGATGTTGATTCCTATAAGACATGCACAATATGACTAGAGATGAATTTTTTAAGATAGTACCTGCAAAGCAGTTTTTTACCAGGTATTGCACTGGGATCACAAACTACTATCACAAACTGAGGGGCTTTGATGGTAATAAGAAACCTATTGACTTCACTGATGAGGATAAAAGGCAGATGCAAAAGTGTGCAGCAAAGCTGGGCAAAGACCTGGCAAATGTCAAATTTTGATCAGATGTTTGTCTGTACGTTTTACCCATGCATGTAAGATATTGAATGTCATAGACATAGCAAATCCCACCAGCTCCACAGAAAGCAAAAACTAAGCCACTGAATTTCAGTGGTTTTTTTATGTCCAGTCTACATTCCAGCCACTGGACTGCATTTGCAGGCTATGCTATTTTTATCTATTTTTATCCTTTATTAGTTCATTTGTTTGTCCTTTTGTTTTACCCACTGTTTTACCCACTATGCAAAAGTTCACCATCAGGCCAGTGATCCTGAAACATAAGATCAATGAGAAAGGCATGGCATCAATCAAAATTGCTGTCACTGTTGATAGGAAAGTCACATACATAAACACATCACACAGGGTACACAAAGACCAGTGGGATGATGAAAATAAAGCTGTTTACAGGCATGAAAATGCAAAGCTGATCAATGTGTCAATCAGGAGAAAGATTGCCGAAATTGAAAGGGATCTGATCAACAACAGCATCCAGGGTGTGCAGCTGTCAAAGAGGATTATCAAAGGCCAGGTGACAGTGGCCAGGTCATTCAAACAATATGCAAAAGAGGTCAAATGGGATCAGACAAAATTGAACAGGATCATAGATTTTGGGGGTGAGCAATTATTGATCAGTGATGTGACAGTTGAATGGCTGAGAAAGTTTGAAACCTGGTGCAGAAAAAAGCCACTAGCACCCAACACCATCCACACCACAATCAAATATGTCAGCAGGATCATCACACAGGCCAGGAAAGAAAAGATCATCCATGATGATCCATTTGATCAATACATCAAACCAAAGTATCAGCAGACAGATAGGCTGTACCTGGTGGATCATGAATTGAAATTGATGGTGGATCTGCTGGACAAACCAATGAGCAAATCAATGCATGACACACTGTGCTATTTTCTGCTGGCATGCTACACAGGCCTGAGACATTCTGACTGGGGCAGATTTAGCATGAGCAATGTTGAGGATGGACATATAAAGCTGAGGGCATTGAAAAACAAAACACATGTGGTGCTGCCCATAGGCAAAACACTTTCAAAGATTCTTATACATATTGAGAATACTTTAAAACCTTTGAGCAATCAAAAATGCAATGTGATGCTGAAAAGCCTGGCATCAATGGCTGGCATTGATAAAGAGATCAGTACACATAGTGGCAGACATTCATTTGGCTACATGTGTGCAGCCAATGGCCTGCCTGAAAGCACAACAGCAGCACTATTGGGAGTGAATGCCAACACTGTTAAAGTTTACTATCACCTAACAGGTGAAAAGATTAAACACCAGGCAAATGCTTTGAAATATGTTTAAATAATAAAACTTAAACAGTTTCCGTTTGGGGCAGTATTAATTTTTTGCCCTATGAAAAGTGTGAAACGGAAAGAGAAAAAAACTATCCCTGTTTCAATTCGTGTAAGATCTTTGCTAGATTATGCTGCAAAAGTTTTTCAGCCATCAGTTGAACATCCATCACAGAACGGTTTGAAGCAGCAGCCAAAGTCTCAATCATCATCTGCCGATTAGTTTGGATCTCAGCTTTAATCTGCAATATTGATTCAGTGAGTATTTGAAGGGCATCAGGTTTTTCAATAGTTTCCTGTTTGCCACCAGTTGCAAAGTCTTTCAGTTTTATGGCAAAGGCCTTCTCAAAATTCTTTTCAAATTCTGAGGAGGCTTTTGCATTTCCACTAAGGTAGCTGCTGACAGTGGCCTTATTATATCCCATTTTGTCTGCAATGTCTTTGTCCTTTGTGATGATTCCCTTTCCATATAAATACTGCACAGCTTTATTCAAAAGTTCATTCTGATGCATAGTATTAAATTTTGCATACTATGTTTGGAAATAACCAAACAAAGTTTAAATTTGAGCATGATTTGCCACAATATACTAACAATATTTAGTTTTTGTTAGCTTTTTTCAACTTTATTCTATGACAACAGAACAACTGAAAGAAATCAAAAGATTCAATGACAACATTGAGTGGCTGAAAAACAGCCAGGTAGTGCCAGTGACCAGTGATCTGATCACTATGAAAGAGGCCATGAATTTAATCAACAGACAGCGGACATGGATTCAGGTCAGGATGGTCAAAGACTTAGATCCTGGACAAGATGCAAACAGTCACCTGGTCAGAGATGTAGACTGGATCAGGGAGGGCAACAGAGTGATGTTTAAAAGGGACAGCATACTGAGATTGAAAACTGAGGTGCTGACAGCTATTGGAAACAAATATGACAATATATGATGTACTTAATTTTCATGAGTGGTGTTGTGGCAGGATTCTTAGTGACAGCACTACTTTCAGGACTAAAAGATGATTGAAAAACCATCAAAGGGCAGATGTCAAGTCTGCCTTTTTTTTAAACATTTCAAAAAAAAGTTTGGAAATAGTTTGGTAGTATAAAATGTTTTACTATTTTAGCAGTGTCATTTAACCGACACCACTATGAAAACACTTTTTGAAATCATTGATTTTATTGCAGAAAGGAATCTAAATTCTTTGACTGTAGAACTGGAAAACACTACATGTGAAATTCCACTATCTAAGTTTGAAAACTGGCTGGAACGCACAGACAGACTGAACTGGGTGCATGACTGGTCAGATCACACTGGTGAGCATTGCCAGGAATCAGGCACATACACACTGGATCAGTATTGGGACATGTCACATAAGTACATTTCACATGACATCTACACTTACATTCTTTTGCACTTTGTAGATCCATTCAAAGACATCAAAAATTCAATCACCAAAATAACAGCTGAATATGCAGGAAAATAAACTACCTACCTGGTGTGACCTAGTGCCACATGAAAGACATCAACTGTTGGGTGAACTGATTGATGCCATGATCTACAGCCCAGTGGCTGTGATGACCATCCAGGATGTCCTGAAATGCTTTAAGACAGCTGGATATGTTAAAAGCACTATACTACCAATAAATACTATCATAAATGAAAACAACTAAAGCAATGACACAAAACAACATTTACATGGCCATCAATGCAATCATGCAGGAAATTGAGGCCATTGGTAAAAACAAAAAGAATCAACAGCAGGGCTATTCATTCAGAGGCATTGATGACATGTACAATGCTTTGCAGCCACTGTTCAAAAAGAATGCAGTATTCATCACCAGCAATGTCCTGGAATCTAAGAGAGAGGAAAGGCAGACAGCCAAAGGTGGTGTGCTGATCTACACCATTGCCAAATGCCAGTTTAAATTTTTCACCACTGATGGATCATACATTGAATCTGTCCTGGAGGGTGAGGCTATGGACAGCGGTGACAAGTCTACCAACAAAGCCATGTCTACTGCATTGAAATATGCACTGATGCAAATGTTTCTGATCCCTACAGAGGAAAAGCTGGACACTGAGTATGACACACATGAGGTCAAACCAAAGGCAGAGCCACAGCCATCTGAGGTTGATCTGTTGGCCAGGAAAGCATATACCACTGTAGATGATCTGTTGATGGTGCTGGACAGCTGTGAGAGCATAGGACAGCTGAATACACTGTACCACATGAACAGCAAAATGGTTGAGGAAAACAATATCAAATCACACTTTACAACTAAAAAAGATGCAATTAGAAAAAATTAATCTTGATGACATTAAGGTAGGGGAAATTGCCCCTACCAAATTTGGCCTGGATCTGATGGCTGAGGCCATTGCAGAACAGGTGAAAGATGGCTACATCAATCCACTGGATGCTGTGATCAGACTGAATGCAATGGAGACATTGACTAAGATGGTCAGAGAGAAAATCAGCAGTGATGTGATGGATGAACTGGGCAAACACCCAAAGATGAAAGCTGAGATCAATGGGGTGCAGGTGTCAGAAATGACCAGCATCAAATATGACTACAGCCATCTACCTGGATGGTCAGAACTGGATCAGCAGATTGCAGAACTAAAGGAAAAGCAGAAAGCTATTGAGGATCATGAAAGGACATACCACAAAGGTGATTTGCCGATCAAGACCAGCACATCAACATTCAAAATTCAAATCCCTAAATAAAACAAACATGAGCAAATTGCTATCAGGCAGTATCTGCCTATCAGACATTCCAAAGGACAAAATTTGGAAATCAGAAAAAACAGGAAAACAGTATCTGAACATCAATGTGTGGATCAATGATGATGCAGACAAGTTTGGAAAAAATGGCAGCATCCAGGTAAATCAAACCAAAGAGGAAAGAGAGGCCAAAGACACAAAAGTGTATGTGGGCAACCTTAAATTTGTGGAGGCAAAGCAACAGACTGCTGCTGCCAATGTACCTGTAAAAAAGTCAGCACCAGCTGCACCTGTAGAGGATGCAGAGATTGTTGATGATGATCTACCATTTTAATCAATTAGCCCAGCATATCACAGTGCTGGGCTTTACTTTTTAACTATGAAAAGACTAAAATGCAGAGAGGTCAGGGGTGTCATTTGCCTGTACAAAAATGACCGTTTAATCAGGGATCAGAAGTTTTTTAAACGCTATGACATGAAAAAATACATGAAGCAGTTTAAAGAGATCTGTGACCATTCAAAACCTAATCTTTATTACATCACCATCCTATTAGACATGTAACATGTATGACTATCAAACCAGCCTACCTGCATACCAGGAGGCACAGAAAAACATCAATTTAAAACAAAGCATTGTTTTAGATGCCATCATTAAACTAGGCACATGCTGTGACCATCAGATTGCAGAACAGCTGGACTGGCCTATCAACAGGGTGACACCCAGGAGAGGTGAACTGATTGAGGCTGGCAGGATTCAGTTTGCATTTAGGGGAAAGGATTTTGAAACAGGCAGGACTGTAAACTTTTGGAAACCCACTATTTTTTTGCCCTGACATCAAAACTTAGTTTGGTAGTTTCAAAACTTTGAAACATATTTGAAAAACGATTCATACAGAAAGGGAAGTTCAGTATGAGTTTATTCGGTTAGTAACTAACCAGCCCCTTTGCATCTTCCCTGCACTGGGGCTTTTTTTTAATCCTATGACATATATAGAAAAATTACAAAGCCCAAAGTGGCAAAAGAAAAGACTAGAGATCCTGCAAAGAGATCAATGGGAATGTTGTGTTTGTAAAACTGGAGACACACAACTGCATGTACATCACAAAACATATGACTATGGGAATGATCCCTGGGATTATGATGATTCAAATTTTGTGACACTATGCAGCAAATGTCATTCTGTTGTGGAACATGATAAAACCATTTTTAATGCAGCAGTAAAATTTTTATTAAAAAACAATGTGTCCTATTACGATTTGATTGGTTTAGTACAAAATAAGTTTTGGGAAGTAAAAGCAAACATGCAAAAGGAAACTAATAATGGCTAAAAGATTTATTGATACAGGACTATTTGATGATGAATGGTTTTCTGAATTACCATGTGATGCTAAAATATTTTGGCTGTATTACTTAACAAAATGTGATCATGCTGGGCTATTAAAATTTAATAAAAGGCTGATTGAATTTCAATGTGGATTCAAAGACTTAGAAAAAGTTTTGGATCAGTTTCCTAACCGTATTGTAAGAGTTAGTGAACAGTTGCTATTCTGTCCAAAATTTATTGATTTTCAATATCCAGGATTCCCTGACTGCAAATTCAAAGCTGCCATTTCTGCAAAGGATATTTTGATCAAAAATAATATAGATCCTAACAGTTACCAAAGTGTTAGTCAAGACTTAAATAAGTCTTATGGTAACGGTAATGGTAAGAGTAATGGTAACGGTGATGGTATGGGTAAGAGTATAAGCAGATCAGAAAAACCTAAAAAAACTGATCATCTATTTTCTGAATCACCATTTTTTGACATTGAATTATTTAAAAGCCAGTTTGTAGGTACACAGTACGAGAATGCAAATTTCATGTACTACCATGAAATCATTTCAAATTGGTCAGCATCAAATGGTAATAAGAAAAAGGACTGGATTGCCACAGCTAAAAACTGGATGGCTGCTGATATGACAAAAGGAAAATTCATTGATAATAAATTTAAACCAAATGGAACTGCAAAAACATACAAAACAGGAGTTAGCCATATCACAGACGAACAACTTAACGAGGCAGCTGCTAAACGCTTTGGCCGTTGGTAGCACTGGCCAGGTGTTCAATGAGATGTGCAGATGGAAAGAAAAGGGAGAGCCATTGCCAATGATGGTGATCCAACAGATCCCAGTAAAGGACAGGCTGCCAGGACTGGCTGAAAAGTATGGGAATGATAAGATGGCCACAATACTAGCCAAAGCAATCAACAGGGCTTTGTCAAATTTCAACCTGAGGGTAGGCATGAATGCAGATCAGGTGATGGAATTGTCACTACAGCTGATTGATTCAGCGAATGAGGATCAGCTGGCATTTGAGGACATCATGCTATTCCTGGATGGTATGATCAAAGCAAAGTATGGCAAAGTCTATGACCGTATGGACATCCCTACATTTTTTGAAATGCTAGAGCAATACAGGGATGAAAGGCACAGGCAGTATGTAAGATTCAAAGATGAACAGAATGCACAATTCAAATCCAGTGGTGATTCAAACAGATCCAGTGATGATGTGACCAGTGAAAAAGAACAGTTCAGAAATGCCATGAAAAGCTACATGCAGGAATCAGCAAAAAAAAGTTAGTAAAATATTTTGTACTATCAGAACATAGAAACATATTTGGAATATACTATGAAAGAATTGACTGTATCACACATCACAACTACTGCCATCAAGATCCTGGAAACCAGGATGTGTTTTGTATGGAGACAGAACAATCTAGCTGTCAGAGGCAGAACATTTACTGGACTGAAAGGTGTACCTGACATCATAGGATTCCACAAATTTACTGGTGTAGCTGTTTACTGTGAGGTCAAAACAATCAATGACAGAATGAGCCAGGATCAAATCAATTTCATGAACAGAGCAAAAACATCAGGATGCCAATGCCTGATTGCAACAGAGGAAAATGGACTGGTGTGCATCAAAGAATGGACAAACCCAACCCTATGAAAAAAGATACCATCATCACACAGATGTACCAAGATAAGGACATCAACCAGGCCATCAGTAAGATGCAGCCTGTAGAATTACAGGATGATTTAAGACAGGAAATTTTCCTGGTATTGTGTGAGATGGATTCAGAGAGACTGTGTGGCATGTGGACTAGTGGATATTTAAAATACTTTATTGTCAGGACAATGTTGAACATGGCAAAGAGTGACCGATCTACATTTTTCAACATGTTCAGAAAGTCATTTGGTGAGTATTGTGACAACTATGAGACAGCAGATGACCAGTCAGATGTGCATGAGGAAATGGACAGCAAGCTGAAAAAGTCAATGGGTGAACTGCACTGGTATGAGAAAAACATATTTGAGGACTATGCTGAGAATGGAAAGAACATTTTGAAACTAAGCAGAGACACACAAATCCCCTACAGATCCCTATTTAAAACTGTAACGAAGGTTAAAAAGAAACTTTCAAAAGCACTTAGAAAAGAGGATATGACACAGAAAAAATTGATAGGGAATTTTATTCATGCAGGCCTGGATGTGATGATTGACATCAATAAGGAAACTGACATGGACACATTGATTGACATCATTGATGAGGTAAATGAATTTATCAGGGAAAAGGTTGAGGGCAGACTGAAAGATGATGTGTGCATCAAACAAATTGGAGGCCTTAAAATTAAAAAAGTAATATGATCAATCTACTATTAAACATCCTAGCATCAGCACTATTCAGCTACTATTTTATTGAAATGGGCAGATTCCCATTGAAATGGAAAATGAATTTCAAGCCATTCAACTGCCTGGTGTGTCTACCTGCATGGGTGTCACTGGTACTGTACATGTTGCCAATAGAGGCCACAGAGATCATCATTGTCATGTTTGCATCAGCAATCCTGGCAGTATTATTTAAAACATTAATGAACAAAGCATATGAATCAGGATCACATTGATTTTATTGAAAAGCACAAAATAAACTTTGAGACAGTTAAACTGGGCTACACCAGGCAGATCCCTATGGATGTCCTGCAAATGTATGAACACATTTATCATCAGTATTTAGATCCACAGTATGTGCTGACCTACTGGTGTGGTGGCTGTGTGTTTGACATGATGAAAAGGCTGATGCACTACTATGAGACAAATGTAGTAAATGCACAACCAGTTGTGCAAGCTGTTCAGGAATCTTTACAGGAGGCTGTGCAAACTGAGGCAAAACCTAAAGCAAAAAGAACAAAGAAATAAAAGATGGAATGTGAGCATGGATGGAAAGGACATTGCTGTTGCAACTGCACTAGACAAATACCACTAGGAAAACATCCAATGAATAGTGGTGATGGTAAAGGCAGGATGTCAGAAATTATGGGCTATGCATGTACTGCATTTTGGGACATGGATAAAAATGAGCCAATGATATTTTTTGACAAGCAACATGGAATGTGTGAAATGCATTCACCTAAAATTTAAAATATACCTACTATGATCACCACAATCTACTGGATTTGCATTGCAGCTGTCATGACAGCATTTGCACTGGCTGGGATCTATGACTTACTGGTGCAAATCAAAAAGCTAAAATGAGAATATTAGTCATCACACAACAGAACAGTGGTGTGGGCTATCACAGACTGATGATGCCCATCTACTACATGAAAAAGGAATTTGCATTCTTTACAGACACCATCAATGATGAGATCCTTTCTGAGCAATATGACATTGTGGTTGTCAATAGGTACATCCCAACCTGTCACATAGATGACCTAAAAGCCTACAGGGAAAAGTATGGTTTCAAACTGATCCTGGACATTGATGACTATTGGCATTTAGATCCCTGGCACATCCTGTATGGCCAGTATGATGCAGAGCCTATCATTGAACATATTAAGGCAGCTGACCTGGTTACCTGCACAAACATGGGATTGAGGTATCACATCAGCAAATACAATGAGAAAGTGCATGTAGTACCAAATGCCCTACCATACGGCAAAGATCAGTTCACTGATGTACACACACCAGGTGACAGGATAAGGGTGGTATATACAGGATCAATCACCCATCAGAAAGATGTGGCACTATTGGGCAACCCATTCAAAAGGGTGCTGTCAGATAAGCACCTGGTCAATCAGCTGCATTTCACATTGTGTGGCTATGATCCAGCAAATGATTTTAGCAAGATAGTATGGCACAGAATGATCAATGATTTTACTGTGGCACTACAAATGCCAGGGGCAGTCAAAAAGGCTTTGCCCATCACAGAGTACATGAATTTCTACAATGAGGCTGATGTGTCTATTGTGCCACTGGTTGAAAGCAAGTTCAACAGCATGAAATCAAACCTGAAAGTATTAGAGGCAGCCACCAAAAAGATCCCTGTCATTGTCAGCAATGTTGATCCATACAAAGGATGCCCATACACAGTGAAGGTGAGCAAACAAACTGACTGGTATAAGGCAATCAAAAAAGTGGCCACAGATGCTATTTATAGGAAGGAAATAGGTGAGGCAAACCATGAGTGGTGCAATCAATATTTCCATTTGGATAAGATTAATGAACTGAGACACCAGCTGTACAGCAGTCTCATTTAAGATATTCTCATCCTTAATTTTTTTTAATTATTAATTAACCAACGAAAAAAATTAATGGGGAAAGGATGAGGAAACACACACAGATTTATTTGCAGGGGATGGGGTATAAAAACAGTGACTTTATCCCCTGTGAAGTGTGTGGCAGGCAGGCAGTAGACATTCACCACATCAAAGCCAGGGGCATGGGTGGATCAAAGGATAAAGATGTGATTGAGAATCTGATGGCAGTATGCAGATCCTGTCACTTAGAATACGGAGACAAAAAACAGTGGGTGGACTTTTTAATTGATAAGCACAAAGAGAAACTGAATGATCACAGATGCTGAATTTTTACGGATTGAATTAGAGATGGGCATCAGCCTGGACAATCCTGCATTTTTACAACTAGGGGCAGCTACAGCAACACAGCTGTCAGATCTGCCAGTAAGGACAGTGCTGGACTTTGGGGCAGGCACTGGGGTTTATTCTGATGCATTCCACAAAGCAGGCTATGATGTAAAGGCATGTGAAAAGTTCAAATCACATATTGAATACATGAAAATCAGAGTGCCACACATTGAGATCCTGGGCAAACCAATCACCACAGATCTACTGGTATTTATTGAAACAGCAGAACACATGACTGATAAGGAGTTGGATGCACTATTTAAACAAATACAGCCATCATACATCCTATTCAGTTCAACATCACAGCGGACAGAAAATGATGAGGCCTGGGGGCATATTAATGTTAAAGAGCAATCTGAATGGGATGCATATTTTTTAAACAAAGGATATAAGCTGATCAAACCATTGGCCTATCCTACAAACTGGTCAAAGTTATATGGCAAAGGTTAGCAATGGATCATTCAAAGTAAGTTTTGGAAAACGGAAAAGAGGATCAGCCAAAAAAAGTTACAACAAACACAGCCCTAGACCTAAGGCATACAGGGGGCAGGGCAGATGAGTAAGCTGAGAGCCATTTGGAAAATCCTGTCCAACAAATGTTGGTTTCTAGCTGTAAGCAAAACAGGGATGAGTGGTGACCAACTTGAAACATCAGGACACTACACATACAACATGGCAGATGCCCTGATCAACAAACACATCACTGATGTCAATAATTTTTTAGAACAGGAAAGTGCTGTCAATGAATTTAACAACATAGTAAACGGAATCAAATGATTTTACTACCTGCACAGATTGAAAGCATAGCATCCCGAAAAGATAAGACAGTCAGGATCACCATAGGCACACAAGAATTGACACCTGCCCAGGCAGCTGAACTATTCCAGCTGAATCAGAAATTTTGCTATGCAGCTATAAAAGAGGAATCATTCCAGGCTAGTGAGTTGGATGCCATTGAGAATCTAAAGACAGACCTGGAAACCGAAAAGACACCCAGCCAAAGACTGAGGGCAATCCTGTACATAAACTATCAGCAAAAGCCTGATGGCTATAAGGACTTTGCTACTTACTACCAGGGAAAGATGGAAAAGATATGTGAGCATTTCAAATCAAAATTAGACTAACATGGCAAAGGCAATAAAGAAACCTACTAAGAAAGCTGCACCTAAAAAGGCAGCAAAGCCAGTTGGCAGGCCAAAGAATATTGAGACACCTGAGATCATGTGGGATCTGTTTCAGCAATATAAGAAAGACACCAAAGCAAATCCATTCATTGTCAAAGACTGGGTGGGTGGAATGGGCAAACAGGTGCTGAGAGAGAAAGAGAAACCACTGACACTGGAGGGATTCAATGTGTGGTGTTTTGAACAGGGGATTGCATCATGGCTGCATGATTATTTCATGAATAAAGATGGCAGGTACAAAGAATTTGCCAATATCTGCTCTATAATAAAGGAACAAATCAGGCAGGATCAGGTGGCTGGTGGCATGGCTGGGATCTACAATCCGAGCATCACACAGAGACTGAATGGACTGGTAGATAAGATCCAGGAGGATGGCAGCAAAGAGGTGACCATCAAAGTGAAGTATGAAAAGAAAGAAACACCAAAAGATTAATGCTAGAAAAGACAGTACACCTGAATGAACTGCATGTCAATCAGCAGAAAGTTGTGGATGGCCATAAAAGGTTTTCTGTGCTATCATGTGGCAGACGGTGGGGCAAATCAGCCCTGGCCATCAACCTGCTATCTGAGACAGCCATTGCAGGCAAATTGGCTGGCTATTTCACACCTACATACAAACTACTGGATGGCACATTCAATGAGTGCCTGCATGCCCTAGAGCCTATCATATCACGCAAAAATGACCATCAATTCATTGAACTGATCACAGGTGGCAAAATAGAGTTTTGGTCACTAGAGAATGAACTGGCAGGTAGATCCAGGAAATACCACAGGAATATCATTGATGAGGCTGCATTCGTTAAAAACCTATGGAATAGATGGACTGAATCCATCAGGCCTACACTGACTGACTTTAAGGGTGATGCATTCTTTTTATCTACACCTAAAGGCAAAAATGACTTTCATAAGATTTGGCAGAGAGGCAAATCAGGTGATGCCGGTTGGGTAAGCTGGCAGATGTCTACCTATGACAATCCCTATATTGATCCAACAGAAATAGATGAGGCTAGACTGGATCTGCCTGAGTTGGCATTTAGTCAGGAATACATGGCTGAGTTCAATGAGAATGTGGCAAATCCATTTGGTGCTATGTTCATCCAGCAGTGTACCTATCCCATGAGCAATCAGCCAGCTGTATGCTATGGCATTGACCTGGCAAAGTCATATGACTACACAGTGATCATAGGCCTGGATGAGAATGGCACAGTGTGTCACTTTGATAGGTTTCAGGATGACTGGCGTACCACTAAGCAAAGAATCACAGCACTGCCCAGGTCACCGATTCTGATGGACAGCACTGGTGTGGGTGATCCTATCTTTGAGGATCTACAGGCAGCAGGCCTGGATGTCACAGGCTTTAAGTTCAGCAGCACATCTAAACAGCAACTGATGACAGGGCTACAGACAGCCATCCAACAGAGAAAGATTGCTTTTCCTGATGGTGCAATCACAGCTGAACTGAACATCTTTGAATATGAGTTCACCAACAGTGGTGTGAAGTATGCAGCACCTAGTGGATTCCATGATGACTGTGTGATGGCATTGGCACTGGCCTGGAATAACCACAACACAAAGAGAGGCACAGGCAGATATTCATTTGCTTAACATAAGTCAAAAAGTGCCATTCATGACACATATTCCATACAAATAGTGCATTTTAAAACACATTATTGTGAAATAATCACAAATTGATAGTGGTAGTATTACTACCGAATTTGGCTGCATTTTATTACAGACTTTGTCAAATCCTATTGCATAATTCGTAAAGCTATCCCTTTACTTTGTGTCAAGTTTGGTCAAGTTTTACCTTTACTTTATTACATGCTGCCATCTGTTCAATCAGGTGGCATTTTCTATTTATAGGCATGACATGGAAAGATATAAACGTATTTCAGTGGCAGCAACTGTATGACCTGCAATCAAATGTTGAGAGCATGTCTGAACAGGAAATGAGCATCAAGACAATTGCCATCCTGACAAATAAGACTGAGCAACAGATCCAGGATATGTCTGAAAAGCAATTCCTAAAGATTGCCCACAAAATCAAGTTTCTACAAAAGCAATTTGATGTCAAGCATGTAAACTACATCTATGCAAATGGCAAAAGATTCAAATGCCAGTATGATGTCAAAAGAATGCCAGCAGGCAGGTACATAGAGACAAAGCACTTTGCTGCCAGCTTTACTGAAAACCTGCATAGAATAGCAGCAACAATGGTCATCCCACAGAAAAGAAACTGGCTAGGCATGTGGGTAGATCTGCCCTATGATCCATCTAGTCATGAGGAATATGCAAATGACATGCTGACTGCACCCATCACAGATGTGCTGGGATCTGTGGTTTTTTTTTGTCAAGTGTACAGGCACTGGATAAAAGTTTCAAAGGACTTTTTGATCTCGGAGATGATGAGGATGAAGATGAGCAAGCTACAAGCGGAAATAGTGTATCAGGCTTTATGCAGCGTTTTGGATGGATTTACCAGGCATCCATTGTTGCCGAACATGAAAAGATCAAACTAGAGGATGTGTATGATCTGATGACTATCCAATTTTTAAATGACTTATCCTATTTGAAAGCCAAAGCAGAACACGATAAAGCACAACTGAAAAAAGTGTATGGCAAAAACAACTAAACAACTACAGAATGAACTGGTCAATGATGGATTCCTGGACAAACTAGGAAATGATCCAACTGACTTTGCAACTGTGGGTGAACTGCCTACAGTGGAAAGATTCATGATCAAGTCTGCTGCACTGTTTATTCAGAACATAAAGGATGAGTTAAACAGAAAGGGAAAGGTTGCCAGTGGTGGCATAGAGGATGGCATTTCAGAGGGTGCATTGACAAAAGACAGCAATGGCTATGAGATCACTATAGGATGGGACAAATCAGATCCTGCATCTAAATACTATGACTTTGTCAATAAAGGTGTCAGCGGTTTTGAGAAAGGTGAGCCTGGATCACCATACAGCTTTAAAAAGAAACTGAACAAAAAGGGTGGCATCCTTATAGGTGCTGCCATGCAAAAGAGCCTGTTGAGGTGGTATCAGCTGAGAGGCACAATGGGCAGCAGAGAGGATCAAAAGAAAAAGCTATCAGCTGGCCAGCGTAAAAATAAGAGTTTAGCAAAGGTCAAATCAGCTGATGAAAAGATGAAATCCATTGTGTATGCTACAGCGGTGAACATTAAAAAGAAAGGTATCAGACGGACTGGATTCTTTGACAATACCATCAATTCAACATTTGGGCAGAGTTTCCTGGAATCCCTATCTAAAGTAGTTGGGCAGGATGTGAAGGTCATAATAAGACAGGCAAATAACAATTTAAACGATAAAAAAGAATAATGGCAATAACAATCAATAGCACACCTGAGGCATATCCATCAGCACATGATGATCTGTACTTTGTGGTGACATCTAATAACTATGCACAGGCAGGTTTCAAATATGTGTTTGACATCTTAATCAGTGGCACACTGGTGACCAGGATCAAACTATTTCCTGATCCTGCAACTACCAAAGGCATCTTTAATGCTGGCAGTGTGGTCAGAAGTTACCTAAATGGATATTTCAAACCCAATGCCACAACCACTGCATTTGCTTACACAGGGAATGATCTGTACATCAACTATGAGATCAGATTTGGTGAGGACTATGGTGGCACTACATACACCAACCTGGCATCAGGTAACTATAGAGCATTCAACTTTGTCAATCCAGTATTCAGAGACTGGACTACATCATACTACCAACCAAAGATCAACACCTGGCTGACAGGCAGGGATGTGACCACAGCTGAGGTAGGACTGACAGAGAGGCTGTATGCTGGTTTCATGAACACAGCTGCAACCACTACCAACCTGACATTGACAGTACAAAAGTATTTACCAGGTGGGGCAGCAGACGGATCATCATCAACAGGCAACAGTATTGCATGCAGTGCATTTGTATTGTTTGACCTGTCACCTGCTGCCATCAATGCATACCTGGGCAGTTCACTGATCAATGCAGCCACATACCAGTATGGTGTGAAAGTAAACTATGGAGGCAATCAGTCACCTGAGTTTAAGATCAAGTTAGCTTGCAACCCTAGATGGACACCAGTGACATTGCATTTCTTAAATAAGCTGGGAGGCTATGACAGCTTTGCATTTAGATTAGTGAATAAGAGATCTGCATCTGTTGAGAAAAAAAGCTATCAGCAACTAGACTGGCAGTATAATTCAGGATCTATGACCAGGTATGATTCATTCAAAAGGATCAATGCTGGTGTCAATACGTTTGCAGTTAATGAGATGGTGAGTTTTAAACTATCAAGTGACTATATCAATGCCACTGACTATTTATGGCTAAAGGATCTTATCACCAGCCCTGAGGTCTACTATGAGGATGCTGGCTACTACTATCCTGTTGGAATTAAGAACACCAGCTGGGAGGAAAAGAATAGGATTGCTGACAAGATGTTCAACTTTGATTTAGAGGTTGAATTTGCTCAAAAAATGAATAGTCAATACAGATGATCAAAACAGAAATATATATTGAAAATCAGAGGCTGGATCTTACTAAAGACCTATCAACTGAGTTCACATACAACATTGATGATGTTAAGGATTTTTCATCACGCAATACCAACTTTTCTAAGACTATTGTCTTACCTGGGAATGCTGTAAACAATCAGGTGTTTGGACACATCTTTGAGTTTGGATCATCAAATGATTATGATCCTGCACTGATCAATGTGGGCTACAATTTCAACCCATCAAAGGCAGCCAACTGTGTTGTGTTTGTAGATAAGGTGCAGATCTTTAAAGGCATTCTGAGGATGCTGGAAATCATCCTGGACAATGGGACAATAGAATATGAGTGTGCTGTGTTCGGTGAATTGGGTGGCTTTATAGCTGCACTAGGAAATGAAAAGCTGGAAAACTTAGATTTTTCCCAGTATGATCATACCTGGAATATGACCAACATCACAGGATCATGGGACAATGTGCAGGGATCAGGTTACTACTATCCATTGATGGACTATGGCCTGGTGAGTTCAGCAAACAAACATGACTGGAATGTGCAGGCATTCAGACCTGCATTGTATGTGAGAGAGTACATGGATAAGATCATCAGCGGATCAGGCTACACCTATGAATCTAGCTTTTTCAATTCAGCTGTGTTCAGACGGTTGATCATCCCACAAAACGGAAAGATCCTAATCAAAAACACTACAAAGCTGGTGCAGGCTGACAGGAATAATGCATACACTGTAATGAACTTACAGAACACCAGCACTGAAAATTTGAAATTTGACAGCATATCACTGGCACAGTTCACCCAAACAAATGATGAATCATTTACATATACAGGCACAGCGGTGGCAAACACAGTCATCAATCTGAATCTGTATGGTGTTTTGAATTTAGGATTTTCAGGATTTGGCACAGCTTACACCACATTAAGATTTGACCTGTACAAAGGGACAACAGTGCTGGCCACAAAGTCATTCAACAATACAGTAGGATCAGCACCATCACTGGCTATTCCATACCTATGGACTGACACACTAAATGCAGTGATCAACCCAGGTGAAACGCTAAGGATTGAAGTCAATTACACAATGTCATTTGATCCTAGCTTGCAATTTTTATTTGGCAATGTTGAATCATACGGTGGCACATTCTTAAAGATTGACAATGCAACTAGCATCACAGTGCCTGCTGAGTATGGTGACACCATCAGCATCAATGACAACATCCCAAAGGGAATATTTCAAAAGGACTTTTTTGCATCCATCATCAAGATGTTCAACATGTATGTGGTTGAAGATCCTATTAAGTCAAAGCACCTGATCATCAAACCATACATTGAGTTCTATGATTTTGATGGGCTTTCTTTACTAGCCATTGATGATTTTAATGGCCTATTAAAAATAAATGACCTGGACAATCTATTGCTAGAGGATGGGGTGATCAGATACATTGACTGGACATATAAGGTGGACAGATCAAAGCCTATCAGGTTGAAACCAATGAGTGAACTGAATGGTAGATATTTTGAGTTCAAATACAAAAATGATACAGACTACTACAATGATCAGTATCAAAAGAAATACAGCCAGGCCTATGGCACACGAATAGAGGACAGTGGGTATGACTTTGCAAAGGAAAAGCAGACAGCTGAAATCATCTTTGCACCTACACCACTGGTGGGCTATAATGGTGAGGATAAAGTGTTCAGCACAATATTCAAACTGAACAATGGGGTAGAGGATGTGACTGAGCATGTGATCAGGATCTTACAGGCCAAAAAGATCACAGGTGTCACCAGCTATGCAGTTAAGAATGGTGGGGCAACATTGCAGAATTTAACTACTTATGGATATGCTGGACATCTTGATGATCCTGATGCACCACAGGCAGATTTGAACTTTGGCACACCTGGTGAACTGTACTTTGAACTGGTTACACCATACCCAACAGCAAATCTATTCAATGGATATTGGAGTGAGTACATAGCGGAGATCACAGATAAGGACAGCAAACTACTATCAGCATTTGTCTACCTGAAAGCAAAAGACATATACAGCCTGGACTTTGCAAGACTGATCTATATAGATGGGGCTTTGTGGAGGTTGAACAGTGTGCAGGACTACAATCCAATGGACACTGGCATCACAAAGGCTGAATTTTTAAAAGTAATTGAGACAACATACGAATAATGGCAAATGAAAAAGTAGGTGTTGATATTGTAGTCAATACAGGTGATTC